TGGCAGACGACTCCGGGAGAAAAAAACGAGGCTTTTCCCCCGTTTTCCAAGGTTGGAAAGAAGCGCCCGCGTCGGGCGAAGAAAAAGCATGCTTAAAATCAAAGACCTTGCCTCGGCGCTTGGCGTGACTGGCCAGCGTGTTTCCATTTTGCTCAAGGAGGGAATGCCCGGTGAGAGCATCGAGGCCGCCCAGGCGTGGAGGTCGGAGCGCTCGGCTGCTCGCCGGCGTGGAGCCCCGAAGGCCAAGGTGCCCGAGCTCGACGACGGCTCACTGGCCGACACGATCGAGGAGCACCGGGGGCTAGTGGGTCGGGCTCGCGGTGTTTGGGAAGCGGCCATGGAGACCGGCGACCCTAACCAGGGCAAGTACCAGACCGCGTACAACCAGAGCCTGAAGACTCTCATCAATCTGGAGGAGGAGCAGGAGCGCCGCGCACTACTGGCCCGCGATCACATCAAGGCCGAGGACTCCAAGGGTGCGATGGTGCAGCTGATGGGCGAAGTCCTTGCCCGACTGGACAAGCTGCCCGTCGAGGCCGGCGAGAAGGCGAACCCTAACGACCCGCCCGTGGCCATCGTCGCCTTGCAGGATTGGGTGCGGATTGCCCGGGCTGACTTGGCGGCCGCGCTAGGGGAGGCGACCAAGTGACGAAGGCCGAGCTCGTGGCCATCGGGCGCCAGGTGCTGACGCCGCCCGACAACGCCGACCCGGTGACGTGGTGCGTGCGCAACGTGACGCGCATCCCCGACTCGCCTTTCAAGGGCGGATACCGGGCGGACCGCTGGCCGTGGGTGGGGCATGCGCTGCGCATCTTCCTCCACCCCACGACGCGAGTGCTGGCCATGCCCTGGGCAATCCAATGCGGCAAGACGCTGACGATGCGCTTGGCGGCGACCTACCTGATGGCCAACGATCGCGGGAACATGGTCATCTACATGGACAACCAGGACAACGCGAAGGACTTCACCCTGCGATACCTGCGGCCCATCTTCAACGTCGTGCCGTCGGTGCGTGACCAACTGAGCGCGAACGACAACGCCAAGAGCGACACGATTGACTTCGCGGACGGCACCATCGTTTACAATAATTCCGCCTCCACGTCGAAGGACCTGCAGCGCATCTCGACGCGGTTCGTGTTTGGAGATGAAATATGGAAGTGGCCGCGTGGGGCGGTGGGCGAGTCTATGGCCCGAACGAAAGCGTACGAGTGGACGAGCAAGAAACTCTACGCGAGCCAGCCCGGTCTGGTCGGGGACGACTTCCACAACCTGGTCGAGATGACTGACCGCCGCGAGTGGCACTTTAAGGCGCCGTGCTGCGGGCATTACCAACCATGGATTTGGGACATGATCCGCTTCCCCGAGGCGGCCAAGACGGACGTGGGCTGGGACCATCGCAAGGTCGAAGAGGGCACGACGTACGAGTGCGCGAAGTGCGGCACACGACTGGCCGACACCAATGAAGTACGCACCAAATGCAACGCGGAAGGCGAGTTTATCGCCATGGGCGTGGCGCAGAAGAAAGGGTTTGTGGGCTTGCATGTGAACGCCCTTGCCTCGACAAGCTGGGGCTCTCTCGCGGTGGACATGCTCAAGGCCAAGGAGGCAAGCGACGTCTACGGCGACGAGGACGGCCGGCGCATCTTTAAACAGAAGTACCTCGCCCTGCCCTGGAGCGACGACGGCGGGACGATGGTGGCGTCGGCCACGGCCAGCGACTACGCCATGACGGACGACTGGGAAGACGAGGCGGTAATCACGCCGAAGGCCAAGCTCGCCCCGCGCAAGGATGCGCCCGCCGGGTCGGTCCCCATGCGGACTGTGGGCATCGATTGCCAGCAGGGTTTCTTCTACGCGGTGGCGCGGCGCTGGAGCCTGACCGGGCACTCGCGTTTGATGGCCTTCGCCCGCGTCGATACATGGGGCGACCTCGACAGGTTTATCACGGCGACGGGGACCCATCGGGCGATGGTCATGGTGGACTCCGGCCACAACACTCAGGTGGTCTACGCGGAGACGGCCAAGCGTGGTTGGAAGTGCTCCAAGGGTTCAGGCCAAGAGGACTTCACTGTAAAGGGGTCGGGCAACCAGACGACCAAGCGCTTCTACTCCGACGTGCAGGCCATGGTCGTACCAGGGCAAACGAACCGCGCCCGGCTCGTGGTCTTCTCAAATCTCGCGGCCAAGGACCTCCTTTCGGGCCTGCGGGTGCGCAAGGTGCACACCTACGCCCGGGACGCGGTGGCCGACTACGCCGAGCAGCTGAACGCCGAGGTGCGCCTGAAGGACAGCCGATCGGGTAAGCCGATGTGGGTCCTGCCGGCTGGCAAGAAAGACAACCATGCCCTGGACTGCGAGATCATGGCCATGCTTGTGGCCGTCAGGTGGGGCATCGTCGGGCGGTCCGGCGCCGGCGAAGAGACCCCCTTGGATGCTTGACGACCTGCCGGAGGCCGTCACCTTGGACCTAGGACGGACCGGGGAATTGTTGTTTGTGGCGCTGATGGCTTGGCGCTGCGGGTGCTTGGAACCCCCGGTCCGTCCCCCTTTACCTTTCGCCCAAGGTTAAGACCATGGCACCATCTGGACTTTTCATCGGCCTGACGGAAGACGAGCTCCTGGCCATCAAGGCCAAGGCGGTCTCCGCCATCACGCAGGGTTTGAACGTCGTCAGCTACAGCGACTCCGGGTCGAGCGTGACGAAGAGCTGGGCCCTTAAGCCCGATGTCATGCTGGCGAACGCCAACGAGGCCCTGTATCTTCTGGACCCTCAGCAGTATTCCGCCCTGCGCCGCAGGTCCGTGATCAGTGTCCGCTGGGACAACCGCATCATCTGATTTATGCCCAAGAAGTCCGTAAAGAAAGAGGTCAAGGTCCCCGTGGCCGGCAGCGCTGAGGCGCCCAAGCCGAAGGCCAGTCAGGTGGGCTGGTCCTCTAACTTCCAGAACGCGGGCATGTCTTTTGCCCGGCGTGCCTGGTACGGCTCGACGCCGCAGGACGCCCGCCGCGATGTCAGCGCGTTTGACCGCCAGAGCCTGCTTCAGAAGGCGCGCTACGGGGAGAAGAACTACCCGAGCATGGTTCAGTATGTGAACGACATGACGATGTACGTCGTCGGCGACGGCAGCACCCCGACCTCTCGGGCGAAGGACCCGGCCAAAGGTAAACTCTACGAGGACTACTACTACCGCGACACCCGCAAGGCGGACGTGACCGGCAAGACTGGGGAGCAGATCCAGCGCATCATCATCAACACCTGGGCTGTGGACGGCGAGATTTTCGCCCTCAAGGTTAACGACCCGGTGACGGGCAAGGCGACCATGCAGCTCATCGAGGGCCACCGCGTCGTAAACCCTTCCGCCCCTCGGGACGTAACGCCCGAGACTTGGGACGGCTTCGTGATCGGCAAGTACGGCGAGGTGCGCGGCATCTGGGTGCAGTTCGGCGAAGGCCAGTTCGAGTTCAAGCCCGCCGGCACTTACCTGCATATCGCGGACTTCAAGCGGGTAAGCGGGGCGCATGGCCTGCCTCCCATGGCTCAGGCCCTCAACTCTATGCAGGATCAGGTCGAGATCATGCAGCTCGAGCTCCGAGCGACGAAGAGCGTGACGGATGTCCCGACTGTACTGACCAAGAACGGCGGCTCGATTGACCAAAATATGGAGGCCGACCTGAACGGCATGGGCACGTCGGACTTCGGGAACATCGGTTCGCAGATGGGCGGCAAGCTGCTCGTGCTCGAGCCCGGCGAGGACCTGAAGAGTGTTGCGCCTAACTTCCCGCGCCAGGGCATGGACATGTTCAACGCCATCCTCTCGCGGCAGATCGCCAGCGGTGGCCTACCCTACGAGGTCGTCAACGACGGCAGCAAGGCGGGTTCGGCGCTGGTGCGCATGGTGCTTGGCAAGGCTGACCGCTACGTCGGCGACAAGCAGTGCATGCTTCATGACTGCTACCTAATCCCCGACTGGCAGTGGCGCATCGGTTCGGCTATTGCGGCCGGCCTTCTCCCCGACGACCCCAACTGGGCGGATGTGGAGTTCTCGTGCCCCTCGACCCCCAGCATCGACAACGGCCGAGACGCCCGCAACGATCGCGACGACCTGCGTGCCGGCCTGACTTCGTACTCGGAAATCTACAATAAGCGCGGCAAGAAGTTCGAGGTGGTCCTTGAGCAGAAGGCCCAGAACATGCGCTTCATCCATGACATCGCCGAGAAGTACGGCCTGCCCGTGGACGAGGTCGCGATGGTGGCCGGCAACTCCTTCCTGAACTTCGACCCGACGAAGCAGCACAACGCCGGCGAGTTCGCCGAGCAGGAAGAGACCCCGGCCCCCGCCCCTAGTCGTGCGCCTGCCGCCGTCCCTGAGACGGAGGATGACATGGACGACGACGAGGAGATTGACGACGAGACCGAAGAAGAACCCAATTCCTAATTATGCGCTTCCTTACCAAAGCCCTGGGCCGCGAGCCCCTGCTCATCGACCCGGCCAAGGCCACCGACTACGTGGCCCGCTTCGACAAGTACGCCTTCTCGGACGTGCTGGCCAAGCTCTTCGGGGAACGTCCCCAGGCTTACGTCACCCCCGAGGGCGTGGGCGTCATCCCCATCGACGGCCCGATTGGTCGAGGCGTGTCCCCCATTGAGGCCATGCTTGGCGCGTCTGACGTGAACACCATCGGCCAGGCCATCGACGCGTTCGAGGCCGACCCCTCCGTGCGCAAGATTGCCTTCCGCGTTAACTCCCCGGGCGGCACTGTCGCCGGCGTGCCTGAGCTGGCCGCCAAGATGCGCCGCATGAAGAAGCCCACCATGGCCTACGCGGAGGAAGCGAACAGCGCCGCCCTCTGGCTGGCCGCCGCCGCCGATCGCGTGGTCGCCATGCCGTCAGGGTCCGTCGGGTCCGTGGGCGTGTACATGGCCATCCCTGACTATTCCAAGGCTTACGGCGACGCGGGCGTCAGGATGGTCGTCATCAAGTCCAGCCAGTCCCCTCTGAAGGGGGCCGGCATCGAAGGAACGAGCCTTACCGAGGAACAGGTCGCGGACCTCCAGGCTCAGGTCGATAACATCGCCTCCGAGTTCCAGGAGTCCATTCAGTACACCCGCATCAACGTGAGCCCCTTGGCCTTCACTGGCGGCACCTTCTCCGGCAAGAAAGCCGTGCAGCTTGGCCTCGCCACGGGGCTGGCCGACTCCTTCGAGGAAGCCCTCGCGTCCTTCTGACGTTTGACCGCTTCCCCAAGTTTAAGAACACATGAGCAAACTGACTCCTGAAGCCGAACTGAACGACCTCCGCGTTTCCGCGTCTGCCCTCCTGACCGAGCGCGACGACCTCCGCGCCACTGTCGAGAAGCTGACTGTCGGCGCCGCCGACGAGCTGACCGCCGTCAAGGCCGACGTTGTGGCCAAGGACGCCCGCATCGGCGAGCTGACCGCCGAGGTCGCCGCCCTGGCTGAAAAGGTTGCGGCCCTAGAAGCCACGCACGTCTCCGCCGCCAAGCAGGCCGCCGAGATCGTGGCCAGCACCGGCACGACCCCTGTCGCCGCCGAGAAGCAGGAAGCCCCGACCGCCACTGTCGAGCAGCTCAAGGACCAGTACGCTGCCATGCCTGCCGGCCCTGCCCGCATCGCCTTCCTCCAGAAGCACAAGGCCGCCATCCTCTTTGGCCGCCTCTCCTAATTTTCCCTAATCCCTAATCCCTACTAATCACACCTATGGCTAACTCCGGTTTCAACATCGCTCCGGCCGCGCTCGCCGACATCATCGTCGCCGACCTCCGCCCGAAGCTCCCCGTCCTCGACGTCTTCACCACGATGGCTCAGTCCACCGAAGACCGCGGCATCACCATCGACGTCCCCTTCGTGGCCGGCGACGACGCTATCACCTTCGACAAGGCTTCCGGTGGCTACCACCAGACCGGAAACGCTGACGTCACCAAGGCCAGCGTGAACCTCGTCCACTACCACGCCACCCGTGGCTTCGACGCTTCCGAGCTCGCCGCCTGGGGTGCTGATGGCATCATCAACGCCTTCCGCGAAGAAGCGGTCGCCAAGATCGTGAAGAAGGTCAACGCCGCCGTTGCCGCCATCGTCACCAACGCCAACTACTCGGCCAACGAAGTCATCACCGCCGCGAACTTCGACTACAATGACGTTGTCGACCTCGACGTCTACCTCGACGGCCTCTACGCTCCGGCTGAGCGCGGCCTCGTCCTGAACTCCGCCTACATCGGCGCGCTCCGTAAGGACGCCAAGCTGACCTCGGCGTTTAACACCCAGGGCGACAACAGCGTCGTGCGCACCGGCATCGTCGGCCGCATCGGCACCCTGCAGGTCATGCAGTACGCCGGCCTCCCGGCCAACGGCGAGAACCTGGTCGGCTTCGCCGCCTCCAAGGACGCGATCTGCATCGGCACCGGCTCGGTCTGGTCCGCCTCCCCGAACTCCGGCATCGCCACCATGGGCGGCCTGTCCGTCATGGTCGAGTCCGAGTACACGGGCGGTATCCTGTATCTGACGGCCGCCATTCGCATGGGTGCTGCCAAGGGCCGCGCGAACCTCAAGCGCGTCCTCTCCGCCTAAGCGCGGGCGAGAGCCTGACACTGGGGCTCCCTTCGGGGGGCCCCTTTTTTTTGACCCTTTCCCAAGGTTAAGACATGAGCCTTTACGCCGACGGCACTTTCACTGACGACGCCAAGACCATCTTGGCCGACCTCGGCGTGACCTTTACGGACTCCGCCGGCAACACGTTCCTTGCCATGGTGACGGACCCCTCCGTAACGCAGGCCCTGCAGGCGGGGGGCTTCCTGGAGCAGACCTCTTTCACGGCCAAGGTGGCCGCCACGACCTCCGCGTGGACCGCCTCGGATAACCGCGTGGGAGGCTCTGTGGCCTCTTTGGTGGGGGGGGTGGCTATCTCCACCCTCGCCACGGGTAAAACGGCCTCAGTGGCCAACCTAGGGGTGCGTATCGTGGCAACCAGCCACAAGCCCGGGTCGGCGTGGGTTATCCTGCAGCTGACCACGGACACCCAGTGAGCAAGTGGGCCTCAGTCAAACTGAAGGGGTTTGAGGCTTACACCCAAGCGCTCAACGAGTACCGGCTATTCTCGGGCAAGTGCATGCACGACGTCCTGATCGAGGAGGCCGCCCTGACCGCCCGCGAGCTGATGGTCTTTACCCCTCCCCTGGTTAACGGCGGGGGCAAAGGACTTAGCAAGGCGGCGGAGGTGGCCGGCAAGACCGCCGTGGAGAAGGACATCAAAAGCATCTTTAACTCGACCAACGACCCGCAGGGCCGGAGCGCCTTCGCCCTGATGGGCATGGCCGTGGCCGCCGATGACCGCTCCCTGTTCGAGAAGGCCCGCAAGAATGGGGTGATGACCGACAAGGCGCGGGGCATCTTTCGCGGCGTGCTCGACGACCCCGACCCGGAGCGTGCCTTCCGCCAATTCTCCAACCGCTTCCGGGCGGCCTTCGAGGCAAAGGCTGGGCAGACCATCGTCAAGGACCTGCGGAGCACGCACTCCTCAATGCGCGCCAAGTATGCCGGCCGCATCCGTAAGAACAACGGACCAGGCGTGCCCAAGGAGCTGCGGCAGATCGCCGACGACGCGGCCATGCTGGCCTACATCAAGGCGGAGCAGAAGAAGGTCGGCCGCCTGAAGGCTGGCTGGCTCGACGTCATTATGTCCCTACCTAAGCCGACCACCCCAGGGGTGCAGAAAAACTACGGCATCAAGGGCGTCCCCGCGTGGGTCACGAAGAACCGCAACTCGACGGGCTACACCTCCTTCACCGGCCAGCCTAGCACCGCCAACTTCGGCATGCGCATCGGCAACAGCATCGGCGACAACGACGGGGTCTCGACTGACGCCCGCACGCTGGAGAAGGTGATGGCCGTCCGCACGGGCAAGCTGCTCAAGCGCGCCGACGCGCTGATGCAGTACGGCATCGACAAGTTTAACCGCAACTAACCATGGGCACCAAATCCATCCGACATATCGTGGAGGCCGTCGTGGTCTCCTATCTCCAGGGCAAAGCCGAATTGGCCGGCCTGCAGATTAACCCCGGCGACAGCGCCACGCTGAAGGACCTGCCCACTGTGGCGGTCATCTGCGAGAACGCGGCCCCGCCGCCCGAGCTCCCCGAGGGGCTTGGAAACTTCGACTGTTCTGTCGAGGTGTGCGTCTACTCCTCGGCCGACGCCCCGGCCACCCTTGCCCAGCACCGGGACCGCTGCGCCCTGGTTGAGGCGTTCCTTGGCTGGGAGAGCCTGGCCGACCTTCAGGCCGCCTTTACCGCGAGCGGGGACGCGACCCTGTACGACGTCACCCCTGAGCCAGTCCAGGATGAGCGGCAGTCGCGCATGTTCGGCAGCCGTATCCCCTATAACTTCCGGCTGGTCCTGCCGGCTTGACCGCCGCCCCAAGGTTAAGAACTACCCATGGCATCTATCCTCAAAGGCGTCACCTGTCTCTACGGCATCGGCGGAGTTGTCACGAACCTCGTCGTGCAGTCCTATACCCTGTCCAAGGCTTTCGAGCTCAACGACACTGTGCAGGATGAGAACGGCCTGACGATCACCGCCCGCTACGACGGCGTGATGCGCGAGCTCTCCGTTGACGGCATCGCCAAGACCTCCGACATGCCGGAAATCGGCGCGGCCATCACCTTTACTGTTAAGACCGATGTCGGCGCTTCCTCTTCCTTCACGGGCGTCGTCGAGTCCGTCGAGGAGAAGGGCACCAACAAGGGCTATGTGGCCGTCTCGCTGAAGGCCAAGCAGTGGGAGTCCATCGCGACCTACACCTAACCTTTGGATAGGCGCTTCATCCAAGCGTTCACAGAGCCGGCCCGGGTGCGTATCCTGGGCCGCCTCGTGTACCCCTTCTGTCTCAAGCACCGGCTCCAGCTGCTGGCCCTTGACTCGCCTTTCATGCGCGAGGAGGACGCCCCGATCGCGGCGGCCGACCTCATCCTTGCGGTCAAGGTTTGCGCGGAGGAGAGCCTGGAGCCCACTTGGCAGGACACTTGGCAGGGCGTGAAGCTGGCCCGCAGTAAGTCCTACATGGTGGAAGAGGGCCGCAAGTTCCTGACTTACGCGGGCTCGACCAACTGGCCCAAGTTCTGGGAGGCCAAGGAGAGCGGCGGCAACGCGACGGGCATGCCTTGGATCATGTCGGTGGTCTGCAACCTGGTTAAGCACGGGGTGCCCGAGGAGCGGGCGTGGAACATGCCGGAGGCGCAGGCCATCTGGATGAGCACGGGCTTCATGGCCAACGAGCCGGGCAACCGCGTTAAGGTGCTGACGACGGAGGAGGAGGAGATGCTTGACCAAGTGGCAAGGGTAGAAGCATCCCATGGCCCGCAAACTTGAAGTAGAGCTCAACGCAAAGAGCAACGCCGACGTGGTCTTCGGCCGTGCCCAGCGTGCCGCGAGCAAGTTCGCCGGCGAGATTGGCAGCCGCATCATGGGCGCCGTCGCCCCGATGGTGCTCTTCGACAAGGGCATGAACCTCATCACGGGGAGCATCGACAAGTACGCCGACGCCAACGCCCGGGCCCGCAAGCTAGGGGTGCCCTTCTCCGAGTTCTTCAAACTCTCCGAGGCGCTGGAGGACGCGGGCATCTCCGAGGAGACCACGGCCAAGGCGGTGAAGGAAATGTCCATCGTGCTGGCCGAGGCCCAGGGCGGGGCTGAGAACCAGACCAAGGCGCTCAAGGACTTGGGTTATACGCAGGACCAGATCAGCAAGGGGGCCATCGACGTGGTGGACCTCTTCATGCGACTGGCCGACGCGACCAAGGCGGCCCGCTCCGAGGCCGAGCGCAACAACGTGGTCCTGACCATCCTCGGCAAGAAAACCGGCCCAGAGCTGGCCAATGCCCTTTCCGCCGGCTCGGCCGAGCTGAAGAAGAACATGGCCGGGGCCAGCGAAGCCACGGACGAATTGGGAGCCAGGGCGGAACAGACCCGCATCTACTGGAATAACTTCAAGGACGACCTTGCCTTCGGCGGCATGAGTTTCATGAAAGGGCTGCAGGACATGGCAACGTCCATTACCCGCCAGAACCTTCTGACCGAGACGCTGAACAGCGCAACGCAGGCCAAGATTGAAGACGCGCAAGCCTCCGAGATGCTGGCCAAGTCCCTGTTGGCCACGGGCAAGGTGCAGGAAAAGTCCAACGAGCAGATGAAGCAGGAGCTGGCCACGGGCGGCGAGCTTGCCCAGTTCTACAAAGATTGGGCGGCTGGCATCGCCAAGTCCTCCCCGGAGGCCGGCGCCAAGGCCAAGGCCCTCACCGACCAGGTCATTGCGGACGCCCAGAAAATCTTGGACCTTCGAAAGCAGACTGAGGCAGTCCAGTCCAAGCCCCAGTACACCCAGTTCGGCGCGACGACCATGCAGGCCCTCGGCGGCGGATACGCCCAAGGCCGTGCAGGTGGCCCCATGAACCAGCCCATCCCAGCCATGGCCGGCACCACCCCCATGCTCCCTGGCACGACTGCTCCGACCTCACCGGCCGAACAAATCTTCCAAGACATCCGCTCTCTGGTGAACACCATCAACGGCAAGATTGAGACGCCGTCGAGCAACCAGACCCGCCCCTCTTTCCGACTCTAATGGCCTACAAGAACAAGGGAAACTCACTTTCCACGCCCAAGCTGCAGGCTGGGTACACTATCGAGAATGACGGGTACGGCCTACTGACCAGCCGCCTGGTCTACAAAATCGACCAGACCCGCGTCGAGAGCAACGCCCCGAAGAAGGGCGACCCGCACCCCAAGGACTCCCGCCTGAAGGCGTGGAAGGTCATGTGGACGCGGGACCAGAACGACCTCGGCACGATCACGGCGGACTACATCGGTTTCGCCGTCGGCGCCTCCACGACCCCCATCGTCTCGGGCGTGGGCGTGACGCAGCAGGAGGCCATCGACACGCACATCTCTTTTGAGTCCGCAATCGGCGGCACCCCGGCGGCGCCTATCAATGGGTGCACCTTCGACGGCAACGGCAAGTTCACAGGCTTCCCGCACACCGAGGACAGCAAGACCGCCGGCACCATCAACCTGCGGGCCTACCTTGCCCCGACCCTTGGCTTCTCTGGCATCGTCTACGTGAGCAATTTCACCACTGTCCAGAGCGTCGTGGACAACATCGGCAAGACGAGCAAGAGCGGCCTGTTCGCCGGCCTGCAGCTGGTCTACAAAAAGGAGGCCGAGTGGGTGATCGGTTCCCCGGGCGGCGCCGACGGCAACTGGCATCAGTTGTTTCTGGACTCGGTCAACTACGAGGAGTTCGGCCTAGTCTATAAAATCAGTTACACAGTCCGGTACTTCGCGTACGGCTTTAACCCGAAGGTTTACAGCGCGGCCAACTAAGCCCTGCCATGTACGCGAACAAGCCGATGCTTGGGCCCGGGGTCGGGTACACGTTCACGAACGGCACGGGCGGAATGTCCTTGGTCATCGACGACGTGGCGCCGGCCCCTGCGGCAACCCCTTTCACAGTTACCAAGGCCAAGCTCGCCGGGGATAACATCGTCAAGATTGTGCCTGGCATGGTCAACGGCGTCATCCCCTACATCAACGGAGACCTGATGACGGACCCGGCCCTGACGCCCCTGGTCGTGCCGGCGGTGGTTGGACTGTATGTGGTGGCCATCCAGTGCAACGCGGACCCGGCCCCGGCCGCTTTCCCGAAGAGCGACTCCGAGATCGTCATTGAGCCATACCCGACCACGGACACGGACTCGGAAGGGTTTATTGCCCTGGCCATCCTGACAGTCACCGCGCCGCCTAGTGGTGGCTTCAACGTGGCGGTGAACCAATCGGTTAGCGGGAGCCTTTGGGCGGAGCGGCATAAGTTCACGGAGCCGGGCACGGCCTCGTACTTCTTCTACCGCGTATGATTGAAAGCATCCGTCCGATGAGAGACGGCAAGCTGCCGTTTCAACTTGGGTCGGTCGGCATTAATGCGGACTTCCCTTTTCTTGGAGGGAACATGACTAACATGGAGATTATCCCTGGAGGCATCGGCTACCTTCCGGACGGGTATGGTCCAATGGATATGTCCGGCACGGCGACCACAAGCGGGGGTGCCAGTATCCAGTACTGGGGATACACCTCGCGTACAGTTTCCAGCGGCATTGATTATGAAATCTTTTTCACCCCGCAGTTTCAAGTTAACGTAGCGCAGGATGACGTGATCAACAAGAAGTGGACGGGCGTTTCTTACACGTTGGACGGCCCGGCCACGCAGGTGACAAACGGAGGTTCTCCGACCCCCTACGATCAGACGTTCCTATATACGTTCACATCGGCCAACGACCCCACCTATGGTTCCGCTAGCTTCGTCTCGCCAACCCAAGACATTCAGTACATTGATGGGACCGAGTATCTTTCCGTCGGCGTCTATGGTGGAGGGACCACTACTGTGGTGACAAACAGCGGCAACCCTATCGTGACTTGGAACCTCACGGCAGTATCTCCCCCGCCTTGACCGCCGGGCAAGGGTAGAAGCCCATGGCCCTCATCACCACCAACCGCCTCTTCGTAGACGTGGACCTGAACCGGTCCTACAGTCAGTTCGGCACCTTTAACATCTCGTCCCAGCCCTTCTTCATTCAGGGCGACCAGTGCCCGGTGGAGCTCAACCTAGTCCGCCAGACTGGCCTGCAGGGCACCCCCTTCACCATCGTCACCTGGCCTGTCGGCGCGACCTTTGCGCTGAAGATTGGCACGACCACGGCGGTGGCCACCTCGACGACCACAGCCACCACCCCCGCTGGCCCTTCCGCAGTCACGGCCGTCACGACCCCCTACACGGGCACCAACTGGCAGGTGAACCAGGTGCTAATCACCCCGGACCCGCTGGGTGGCAACTTCACCATCAACAACGGGACATCGGACACTAGCCCGATCTCGGTCTTCGC